CAAGAATCCAGATGCTGCTTCAAAGGCAAAACAAAATACTTCGGATCCAGCTAAGAAAAGTGCTAAAGATGGTTCTTTAGAAAACGATCAAAAACCTAAATCATCTATGAAAGAAGAAGAAGTTGAAGCAACAGAAGACAAAGAAGTTGTTGCTGAAGACAAAGTAGAAGAAACAAAAGAAGTTGAGATCGACTTATCTGCTGATGTTAAAGCATTAGTTTCAGGCGACGCTGATTTATCTGAGGAATTCAAAGATAAAGCTGCTACGATTTTTGAAGCTGCTGTTAAGACAAGAATCCAAGAACAAACTAAAATCCTTGAGGCACAGTACGAAGAAAAACTTTCAGCTGAAACTGAAACAGTAAAAGAAGCTATGGTCGAAAAAGTTGACTCATACCTAAACTATGTTGTTGAAGAATGGATGAAAGAAAATGAATTAGCAGTTGAAAGAGGAATTAGAACTGAAATTGCTGAAGACTTTATTACTGGTCTTAAAGACTTATTCAAAGAACATTATATTGATGTTCCAGAAGAAAAATACAATGTACTAGACGACCTAACAAACCAGACTAAAACACTTGAAGGCAAGTTAAATGATCAGATTGCAAAAAATGTTGATTTAACTAAACAAGTTTCTGAATCTGCAAAAGCAAAAGCGATTGATGAGTTATCAAAAGATTTAGCTGATACAGAAAAAGAAAAATTCGAGAAGATGGCTGAGAATGTTGAGTACGATGGTGCTGACAAGTTTAAGGAAAAGTTAGAAACTATTAAAGAGTCTTACTTCCCTAAAACAAAGATTGTTGAAACTGCTTCGAAAGATGAAGTTGATACAGTTGCGGCTAACGCTCCAATTGAGAGCAATACCGATGCTATGGCTGCATATACAGCCGCTATTACTAAAAACCTTAAAGCTGTTAAGCTTTAATAATTTAAAACTTAGGAGAGATAAAAATGTATCTTACTGAAAACTTACAAGACAAATGGCAGCCAGTATTGGAGCATCCTGATTTACCAAAAATCGGTGACGCATACAAAAGAGCTGTGACAACTGTAATTCTTGAAAACCAAGAAAAAGCAGTTAGAGAAGACAGATCGTTTATGTCAGAAGCTGCACCGGCTAACGCAACTGGTTCATCTGTTGACAATTGGGATCCTGTTTTAATATCACTTGTTAGAAGAGCAATGCCTAACCTTATTGCTTACGACATCTGTGGTGTTCAACCTATGACTGGACCTACTGGTCTTATCTTCGCTATGAAGTCAAGATTTGGTTCACAAGCAGGTGCTGAAGCACTATTCAACGAAGCTGATTCTGATTTTTCATCAAGAGATGCTGCGTCTGATACAGGTTCAACTTCTGTACAAGCTGGTACTAACCCTGCAACTTTAAACGATAGTCCATCTGCTGGTACTTACACTACTGGTGATGGTATGTCAACTGCACAAGCAGAAACGCTTGGCGATGGTACTGATGAGTTTGCTGAAATGGCTTTCTCAATCGATAAAGTTACGGTTACTGCAAAATCAAGAGCTCTTAAAGCTGAATACACTATGGAACTTGCTCAAGACTTAAAAGCAATCCACGGTTTAGACGCTGAAACAGAACTTGCTAACATCCTATCTTCTGAAATCCTTGCGGAAATCAATAGAGAAGTTGTTAGAACAATCTACACAACTGCAAAAGCAGGTGCTCAAGTTAATACTACAACTGCTGGTATTTTTGATCTTGACACAGACTCTAATGGTAGATGGTCAGTTGAGAAATTCAAAGGACTATTATTTCAATTAGAGAGAGATGCTAATGCGATTGGTCAATTAACAAGAAGAGGAAAAGGTAATATGATTATCTGTTCAGCTGATGTTGCTTCTGCACTTCAAATGAGTGGTGTATTAGATTACGCTCCTGCTCTTGCTACAAACCTAAATGTTGATGACACAGGAAATACTTTCGCTGGTGTATTAAATGGTAAATTTAAAGTTTACATTGATCCATATAGTGCTAACATTTCTGCTTCACAATTTTATGTTGTAGGTTACAAAGGAACTTCACCTTACGACTCTGGTATTTTCTATTGCCCTTATGTACCATTACAAATGGTAAGAGCTGTTGGTCAAGATAGTTTCCAACCGAAAATTGGTTTCAAAACTAGATACGGTATGGTTGCTAATCCTTTCGCAACAACTAACGGTGCTGGTGCAATCGATTTAACATCGCCTGCAGCTGGTGACCAGAATGTTTATTACAGACGAGTTAAGGTTACGAACATTATGTAATTTTACTTTACTGTAAAACACTTTAAAAGGGGGCTTCGGCCCCCTTTTTTTTCGTCTAAAATTCATTATAAATAGTAGTATGACAGATACAAACATAATCGATAGACAACCTTCTAAATTTGACTATGCAAGTCCGATTCAGTTTAGGTTTAAAATGACTAAATTGCCTAATGTAGAATTCTTTGTACAGACAGCAAACATACCTGGTATATCTTTAGGTTCAACAAACCAAGAAACACCTTTAAAAGATATTGCTGGCGCTGGCGATAAAGTAAATTACTCTACTTTAGATGTGTCATTTCTAGTTGATGAAAATTTAAATAACTACAAAGAAATACACGACTGGATTACAGGTCTAGGATTTCCACAAAACCACGATCAATTTAAAACTTTACAAGGAACAGGTGCTGATAGATTTCCTGGCACAACTTCAAGTACAGCTGCAACAGGAACAAGCATAGCACAACCTCTTTCAGAAGGTGGTATATATTCAGACGCTACACTTACAGTTTTAAATAATAAGAATATTGCTAAGACGGAAATAAGATTTCAAAATGTTTATCCTATATCTTTAGGTTCATTATCTTATGATATCAAAGCAAGTGATGTTGACTATTTGCAAGTACAGGCAAGTTTTAATTATATGTATTATGATATTGTACAAGTATCTTCTTCATAGTATAAAACAATATAGGATGATTTTTGATGAAAACTTTAACATGGATCGACACGGCTGTCTGCCTCGGTAATGGGCAATCAAGACAAGGCCTAGACCTCACAAAGATGAAAGACTATGCAACTGTAATAGGTTGTAATGCAATCTATCGAGATTTCACTCCTGATATTTTGGTGGCATTAGATTCAAGAATTGCACACGAGATATATCGTAAGGCAAATCTTAAAGACATGAAAGTTTATTTAGGTTACTGGACGCCTGTACCTATATTTGTTGCAAAAGAAATGATGAAGACAATGGCAGACAAAACTGATATCGTTTGGAATGATAGTGATGAGGTTGTTTATCATGGTGCCGATGGTGTATTCACACTTACAAAGGGACACAATTTAGGTATAACTTATGTGACAGGAGTTTCAAAAGGAGATGAGATAATAGATATTGAGCCAGATGTAGATAATTTTGCATATGCAACAGGTAGTCGATCAGTACATCTTGCTTGTGAATTAAATGCCAAAGAAGTTTACATAGTCGGACATGATCTATATTCTGATACCGATAAGGTAAATAATATATATGCTGGTACAGATAGTTATGCCGATAAAGACGCATTGGCAGCTAGACCTAATAATCCAGATGAAACATTTAATTGGATACTACAACATAAGAATACATTTGATAAGTTTCCTAATACACAATTCTATAAAGTAAATAGCAATACGCCTGGTGATTTTACCGCTTTAGAAATACCTGAATGGAGTTCGTGTGCTAACTTAAAATATATAACACAAGAAAAAATGCTAAAACAGCTTTACAATTAACCGAAAAAATGATATAATACCAGTATGACATTAGAAGAATTACAACAATCAGTTAATAAAGACTTTAAATTAGATGATACCGAATTAGACGCTGAATCAATTAAGATACCTTTATTACATAACAAATATTTACAACACTTTAATAAGTTTTCTTTATTACTAAAGAAGTCTGAATACGAACATAAAACTATGACAAGAGATAAATGGGAATACTACACAGGTAAAGCAGACCCTAGTGTGTATCAAGAGAAACCATTTGACATAAAAGTATTAAAGGCAGATGTACATATCTATATGGATTCTGATCCAGAATTACAAAGAGCAGATCAGAAGGTTGCTTATCTTAATCAAATAGTTAAATACCTTGAACAAGTTTTAAGAAGTATTAATAATAGAACATTTTTAATTAAGAATGCTATTGAATGGAAGAAATTCACTAGTGGTGCAATCTAATGGAACATCAAGAAATATTCCCAACACATCTTTTTATTAAAGACGATTACATTGATCTCGATAGAGTTAATGTTATGAAAGATGATGTAATGAATATATTATATAAGAATAAACCTAATTGGCAATCAGTTTTCAATCTGGATAAAAGTATAATGTATAAAGCATTAGCAAAAGATATTGTTATATCTGCATTTGAAATATTTAATAGATTAGATTATAAAGCAGACAAAATAGAAATAACTGATATGTGGGCAAATGTACTAAAAAAGAATGAAACTCATCAGCCACATAATCATTCAAACAATTTTTTAAGTGGCGTTTTTTATTTAAACGCTGACGACACTATGCCTGGTATTACTTTTCAGGACCCAAGACCAGGTGCAAATATTATACTACCGAGAAAAAAAATGGATCATATAAACAACGCAAGCCTATTACATTATAAAGCAAAAACAAATCGAATAATTATGTTTCCATCTTGGTTAGTACATTGGGTGCCTATAAATCTATCAACGAATAATCGTATAAGTATATCATGGAATATACAGGTAAAAGGGCAACTAGGTGAACACTACGAATTTCAATCGGGACAATTCTAATCTCATCATCATAGAAAAGAAAAACGAAGTTTACATTACGGTAAACTGCGAGTCGGATATACAAAGAGAGATATCGGAGTTTTTTACTTTCTATGTACCAGGGTATAAGTTTATGCCAGCATTTCGTAATCGTATGTGGGATGGTAAGATAAGATTATTCTCACAAAAAACAAAAGAAATTTACTTCGGACTATATCCATACATCAAAGCATTTGCTGAAGAAAGAGGATACAATATAGTTGCTGGCAAAGATGTAGAGATAGATAATAAGGTTGACAAAGAAACGGTAACTAAATTTTCAAATAGTTTAGGTCAAAAATTTGAAGCAAGAGATTATCAGATAGACGCTATATATCATAGTTTAAAACGCAATAGGGCGTTGCTAGTGAGTCCTACGGCTTCAGGTAAGTCATTCATCATATATTCTTTAATTCGTTATTACTCTCATCTAATTAAGGATGATGATAATAATCGGACTTTATTAATTGTACCTACAACATCATTAGTAGAACAAATGTATACCGATTTTGAATCATATGGTTGGAATGTAAAGAAGTATTGCCACAGATTATATAGTGGTTATTCAAATCAAACAGACAAAAAAGTCTTAATATCTACATGGCAAAGTCTATATAAGTTGCCAAAAGAATACTTTAAACAGTTTGGTTGTGTGTTTGGTGATGAGGCACATTTATTTAAATCTAAATCACTTACAGAAATTATGACTAAACTACTTGATTGTAAATATCGTATTGGTCTTACAGGTACTTTAGATGGTGCTCATACACATAAGTTAGTATTAGAAGGACTATTCG